GTATTGTATATCGAATCAGATTACAACCTCCTTTATGGATACCGTTAAGTCAGAACTTATTCTCATGTTTTTGAGTAACCGACTGAGATTTTACCAGTCGTTTGAAATTGAACAAGCTGATATGAAAGATTGGGTTAAAATTTTCTTGTTCAAATTTGTGATCGAACACACTGCTAAGTTCGATTTTGCCACTGTATTTCAAACCTTTGAAATGGTTCTTGGCAACCTTGGATATGTAGTTGACGAAGTCGAAGAAGATGATGGCTATGTTCGTGACATAGATCCGTTTTACCTTCCGTACGACGACTTAGACGTCGATTACACATCCATGAGGTGTGAAATCAGTGATGATATTCCCGATTTACCGTCCAGTTCTGACGTTGAGAACTATGTTGAAAATATCAGTCACATCCCCGAGGGCACGTCGTGGGCTAGTGTATCTGATACGTTGGAAGAATTCAGAGAAGAGTATCAGGATTTGAAAACTAATTCTGTTTCCTTTGAAATTCCCAACGACATTGTTCTTAATTTTGATGACGATGATGGTCAAATTAATGACCTTGAAATTATCGATGCCGGTGAGTCTATGGCTCCCGAAGTTTCTGCCGATGCTGATATTAGGACATCATGTTTTGTGTCCTATATAACCGGTTCTGATCTTAAGTCTAAGTGGAGACCTAAGGTCACTCAGGTTAGACCCGATCCTTCAATAATTCAAGATGCAGTTGATGAATTGTTCCCAAATCACCATTGTGTTGATGACAGATTCTTTCAAGAATGGGTAGAAACACATGATATTGATTTGGAAGTTACCAATTGCAATTTGGATATGTCCAATTTTAATGATTGGACGAAAGGTAGCGATACACGTTTGTGTCCTACTCTTCAAGTTGGTGGGTTATCACATCGCGTGCCGACTCAGAGAGAAGCGTTGGTGGCCATAAAAAAACGCAATATGAACGTTCCTGAGTTGCAAAGCCAATTTGATCATAATACGGTTTTGAATACATGTGTTCAGAGATTTCTCACACATGTTATTGATAAAACTCGTATGTCTAAATTGATGCCGATATCTGGTGAAGAGTTATATTACTTCAATCAATATATCGAGAATAAAAATCCTCCACTTTCCGAATATAAAGGCCCCATTCCCTTAGTTGCTCTTGATCGGTACATGCACATGATCAAGACAACTTTGAAGCCTGTGGAAGAAGATTCTTTGCACATTGAAAGACCTGTTCCTGCCACTATCACATATCATAAGAAAGGTGTTGTCATGATGACCTCCCCGTATTTTTTATGTGCTATGGTAAGATTATTATATGTGCTGAAGAGTAAGTTTACTATACCAACAGGAAAATACCACCAAATATTCCAGATGGATCCTAAACGTCTGAAGAATTCAAAGTTTTTCAAAGAAATCGACTTTTCGAAATTTGATAAATCACAAGGTCATTTACACCATGATATTCAGTGGAAATTACTGTCTTATCTTGGTATGCCTGAACATGTTATTGACACATGGTTCAATGCCCATGAAGTCAGCCATATCTATGACCAAAATTGTGGGATCGGATTTTCTGTCGATTTCCAAAGAAGAACTGGTGATGCCTGTACATACTTGGGAAATACTCTTGTTACTTTGAGTGTCCTTAGTTATGTATATGATTTGAGTAAACCAGATATCCTTTTTGTAACTGCCAGTGGTGATGACAGTTTAATTGGATCATTATCTGAATTGCCAAGGGATAGAGAGGATTTGTGTGTTTCCCTCTTTAACTTTGAGACAAAATTTCCACACAATCAACCCTTTATATGTTCAAAATTTCTCCTGGTGGTTGATTGTGATGATGGATCTGAGGAAGTTTTAGCAGTTCCCAATCCTCTAAAACTTCTGCAAAAATTAGGTCCCAAAAACCTTCAAGTCACAGTCCTTGATGATTATTACCAAAGTTTATGTGATATTTTGTGGGTTTTTGAAGATGCTGACATTTGTAAGCGTGTTGCAGATCTCGCTGAATACCGCAGGTTTAAAGGCCTGCACAAATGTCAATTTCTGGAGTCCGCTTTGTTGAGTCTACCAAGTTTAGTAGCGAATAGATTAAAATTTATTAGAAGAACTGTCAATTTAGAGAGTTCAAAAGTTTGTATTCGCAATGATGTTTATTCCGATCTTGTTACTAGTCTTGACTCACGGGCTAAATGCCGAACTTATGATGCCGACGGTTCAAACCGATCGAGGAAACGTGAACCCTGGAAGGGAGGAGAAACCCGAACCAGAGGTCGTGCTGAACCCGGAGGAAACTGTAAAAATAACCGCAGGGTCAGTTCCAACGTCACAATACCCAATGAGTCAAACATTGGAAGAAAGAAGCCCTCCAGGAAAGGAGGGTTCAAATTGCATTGATTGTGCCGTTAGGAACCTTCCTGAAGCTCAGTTTTCAGTGAAGGTGCCGAAGTTGAATATCAACTTCGAGATATCAGAGTTTCCTTCTGCGAGGTTACTCTTTGCCAACTTAGCCGATAGAGTGAAGATGTTACCTTTTGTTAAATCGTTGAATGTACCAAACGATTTACAGAGGTTACAACTTCGTTCTATGGGAGATGTTGATGTTCACATTTCTATTCCAAAATTTGGTTGGGTCCAAGTTTTGAAGTTATCTGATGTGATTACCGGTTTTGATTTACCGAAGATCCCTACAATAGCTCCAAAATTGGAGTCTTGTGTAGGTGATTGTTTAACCACGAATAAGTCGTGATGCCTCTTATGAGATGAGTCTTAGATGTGGGCTCTCCCGCGCTTCTTGGGAGTATTCTAAGATTTTCCGATAATATATAATTATATTATCGATGCCTTCTATAAAGAAGAAGC